AAATCCTCTGGTAATTGTGTTATTCCTACTCACAAGAATTACGGCACAAAGACTATTAATAGAATACAAAGAATAGTTAATGATATATTTACAGAAGGACACCACACAACCGCATACTGCTAGTGACAGTCCGCAAAGTGTCCACTTTATGCGGACAATGTGCGGAGATCGGTTATAATAAGTATATCGGAAGCAAAGCAACCGATTTTTCACCTCAATCATTTTTCAAACATGCGTAAAATCGAAACTCAAATGAATTCTGCAATTGCTAACAGAGAAAACTTTTCTAAAGCAAACACCACAGTTTCAATTGATGATCGTGTTGCTAGTGTTTACTTACATGGCAATCTAATTGCTAGAGTTGGTGACAATTTTGTCCAAATCCTTGATGGAGGTTGGCAGTCAGTCACTACAAAATCTAGATTAAATGCACTTCTATCAGCAGTCACACCAGATGGAGGAGTATTTCAAAAGGATTTCACATGGTATTATAACAGCAGCAAAGCAGGAACAGTCCCATTCTTCTCAGGCATGGAAGCAGTGTAACCCACTGCTACCACTGCCTTTTTTACTGGCATTTGTTACACCTTCAAGGTGAGATTCAATTCTCTTTAATTCGAACTTAGGTCTAAGTTAACATTGTAAGTCCAGTATTTCCGTCCCTTTGCTATCATTTAATGTCACAATCTGTCGCTCTTAATTTCCTAGTTGAATCACTATCACGTGCAGAAACTGGTAATGAATTAATCGCACTAATTGACACATACCTTGAAAATCAAGGTTAATTAAATAACAATGAGGGGTGCAATTCCCCTCTCATTCTTTACATTCAATCATGCTATCTTCACTCTCTGATTTACTAGAATCGTGGTGTAATAGTCAGCAATTAGAGTTTCTTAGTGCTGATGATTTACTACATGGTTACTATCAACAATTAACCATAGATCAACGTGATTGGTTAAACAATTACATTGAAATATGGGACAAAACACAACAATTTGAGGTAAATTAACATGAAAACTTATCACATAGAGTGCATGGAAACTAATACATTTGTTGTAGAAGTTGAAGCACAAAATGAAGATGAAGCAAGAGAATTAGCACATAATGATATTAATTCTTTTGAAGTTGTCAAGGAATTTGTATCAGATTGGGAGATCAATTTAGTTGAGGAAGTATTATGAAAGATCTAACAAATGAGCAAAGAGATGAATTAATAGATCAATATGTTGATCTACATGTTGATAGTATGGATCACAAAGATCTCGTGCAATTTGTTACTTTGACTCTTAAAGAGGATTATCATTCTCTATCAGATGAAGAGTTACAATGTGAAATAGAATGCACACATGATGAGGATTTATATAAAGAATTGGTTGATAATGTTACATGTATGCAAACATTTATTCCAGGATTCCATGACTAAATCATCATTGCCAAAGAAATTAGCATTGCTATGTGATGCTTACGATACAGGTAATTTACCTGAAGATTTACAAGTAGAAATGGCACAGTTCTTGATAGATTGTGACCTACACAATGAGTTAACACAATATCAAAAATTGTGTGACTATTTTATACTTGAAGGACTATGTTATGAGGTTGCAGTGTAAACAATGGAAGTCATAATAACACCAGATAATGTTACATTAACTCACTATTCTTCTAAGGAGACTAACAACGTGCCAACACTAAATCCTCGTCCTGTTTATCAACAATCAGCAAATCCTAATGCCACTAATAGTGAATTAGATGCTAAGGTTGTTGTTAATCATGCCAACAAATTACCTAGATTAAATGAAACTGAGTGGGACATAATATTCTCACAAATTGATAACAAATACAAGGTAATCATTGACAAATTAAAAGCATATAAGAATGAAGATGAAATTGTCAATAGACTTTGTGACACTAATTTAAGTGCATACGATAAGATCCCATCACGCTATTAATACGTTATAATTAACATAACAAACAAATTAAAACACTTTATGACACAAACTCCAAGACAATTCACTGCTAAAGTTGAAGTAATTGGTCAACCAAATCATCCCTACAATCATACAATTAAGGTTGACAATCCTAAAACTTATGTTTACAAACCCTATCGCACACTAAACAACTATTAAGGAGGACAATTAAACATGTATAGTTCTGATTCTTTTGGACGAATATTCTGGATTGATGATAATCTAGATTTCAAATCATGCCCCTTATGTGTTAACGGCACAGGTGATTTTTCAGTTGAAGATTATGTATCAGACTGGACAGATTGGGAGGGAGTTAACTTCAGTTTGCTCTTTCAGATTCACCGCACTTGTTTACATTTAAAACAAGATCATGCAAACTCAGTTTCACTCAAAGGACTCTAATTCACCCAACTAATTAACAACATTATGACACAACTTTCATCCCTAGTTAATGACATTAACGACACACAAGTTATAGAAGAAAATGTATATAAACTTGCCGAATATGTTAAAAATGATTATCATTCAAGAGGTTATACTTCTGAATACAATGTAACAGTTAGTAAGGGAAGAAAGTATTACAAAGTTATTACTGACAATTCAGTACATTGCTTTGTAGATGTAAAGAATGGAAATGTATTTAAACCTGCTAGTTGGAATAAACCTGCTGCAATCGTCCGTTATAACTTATTAACTAACGCACAAGATTGTTATAATAGAGTAGATTGTAATGGATCATATTTGTATATACGTTAACACAAACTATGCCCCTAATTGCTCTCACTAATTAACAATGAAAACACTCTTTCTTTCAGACGGTAAATGTTATCGAAACAAACGATTTAACAAACCTAGACTATCAACAAGAGATCGTAATTACCTATACAAAACAACATTTTACAAAGATAAGATCTGGACATTCTTTTCACATATAGAGACAGATTTCAGACTGCTCGTTAACACCCCACTTATACAATTACATCACTAAGTAACAACAATGCCAAACAGATTATCCACACGTTTTCCACACTTAGCGGACATACTTGTGGAAAACAGTGTATATTTAAAAGGGTTAATTAAACATAAGTATGTGTTATTTAACGATTGTAATATGGACTCTAGTTAGTGTTATCTTAGAGCGTAACATAGCGAGATTTTTTTGTCAACAACTGTGAGGAAATATGTCAATCCTCGGTAATACATTGACATCACAGTATTTCTCCTATATAATAACAATGTAAGCACATATTACAATGGGAAGATCTTACAAACGTAATGACCCTTATTCATCAAATAGGGCGAAGAGTTTGCGAGAAAAGAGAAAACAATCAAAGACAAAGTATAGAAGGGAAAATGATAAGAATTCCACAACATATGTGGAAAACTATCAACAACCCCGCACAGATTACCCCCACCCCGCATAACATTTAATCTCTCTAATTACTATGACTAAAGTATCAACAATTCAGACAAATCCTCCTGTAGATGTAAAGATATGGGAGACACGTAGGAAATACTTTTGGGCGTATAATTACCCACTATGTAATAAGAATGGTCCGTTTAAAAGCGAGAAGTTAGCATTACTTGATGCAACACAATATTCAAGCGATTCTTAACAACAACTGTGCATGCACTATGTGTTAATTAGTATGTGTATATTAGCATGCACTAATTAACACAAACTGTATATACACTAAATGTTAATTAACAGTTATTAACTTTTCGAGTTTGTGTAACCTACAAAAGTATAGGATCGAGAGAGAAATAAAAAAATTCCCAGTATAAAAAAATCCCCCATAGGTTTTTTATGTCCATAGCAAATGAAAACGAGAGAGAAATTCGCAAGAGAGAGTTAGAGGAAGAATTCGCAGACCTCATCGGACTCCCTTGGTCTGGTAGGAGATATCCAGGTTGCTATGGAATTGTCCAGAAATATGCCCAGACACGCCTTGGAAGGTCTCTGAAGGACTTCTCAGGGTTATATACATCTTTTATGAATGAGGCGGTAGCAGAAGAGGATGGGGTATGGATTGACAGACCAACATGGGGAGAGGAGTTAGACATGTCTCTGTTAAAGAAGAGTGATCTCCTATTGTTTAAGGTATACGACACAGTTATGGGAGACAAGGCAAAGTTTGACGAGAGAGCACCCAATCACGGTGGGGTTTACTTAGGTGATGGATTCTTACTTCATCAGTTATGGCAAGAGAATAGCAGTATCATAGACATGCGTAGAGGGGTCTATAAGAGATACCAGACATGCTGTGTAGGTATAGTTAGGGAAAACACTACATAAGACAGATATAGTATTGCTTATGAAACGATTTACACTAACCATAGAGGAAGATGAGTATGGGGATAATTATATACACATCCCTGAAGATGTTATGAGAGATTGTGGATGGATCATTGGCACTGTGCTAGAATATGAAGAAGAGACCGATGGGTCTGTTATATTACACAAGGTAGACGAATGAGATACAATCAGATATGCTTGACCTTATTGGTTATATGCAATATAATTAACTTAATAAAAAATTAGCGTTAAAAAAATCGAAAAAAATGGCGAGTGAAACTCCAAAGTTTAAAAGTGATGAAGAATTCATTGCTTGGGCATTTGAAAATATAAGCACTGCACTGAGAAATTTAACAGATAGGGTAGAGAAATTAGAGATAGCAATACAAAAAATTCCTCCCCCAGGTGCTGAGATGATGAAATATAGACCTGAGGGAAAGAAAGACTATCTTAATATGAAAGAGTTATTCGATGATATCTACTCTGCCGATGGTCCTGTTGCTTATAAGGGACATAATATAAAAGTGTTAGAAGATAGACTAAATAAGTTAGAAGATCATTTTAGTCAATAGTGCCAGCCTATATTCAAGAAACAGGCAGGAGTTATCCTAATCCGATAAAAACTGGTGCCTTCACTCAAGGGTTTAAACGACCTGCTAGTGGAGACTATGATACCTCATCAGATTATCCTGGTGTTGGCACTGGGATGGATTACAATATAACTTTTGATGGTGGTGGACCAGGGAGTATGCCACTAGGGAAAGATAATGTACATTATATCGGTGATGAAGAGAATACTAATGTAAGTAATAATGGTAATGAGAGGCAAGGTGTATACAGGTGGTATAGGGGAAGTAAAGACGATCACATGTATACTAGGGATCCACAGATCCATAAAGTTAATCTAGGATGTGAGAATGAGAGTTGGGAAAGGGCAGCGAAAGGATATAACCCAGAGCCTAGACAAGGAAGACCAGTATTCTATGTGATGTCTACTCAGGTAGAGAATAGTGTACCTCTTAAGGCATGGTATTCCTATTGGCCTGATGATACACAACTCTGTGTAGGAACTAATACACCTAATGTGACAGGTTGTGGTAGAGACAAATACTTGGAAGTGCAGACTCTAGGATATGTCTTCACTACAGAAGCACATGCTAATGCATATTGTTCACCAGGAGAGACATGTAAACCCCTCTATGAGTATCTACATCCCGATCCTGATCATTTCTATACTACGGAACCTGAAAAGGAAGTTAATCTACAGGGTATAGCAGAGGGTGCTCCAGTAGACCCCGCACGTAGTCACGGTAAAGAGTATGTGTATCAGGGGATACTATGCTATGCTTTCCAGACTCGTGCTCTGGATTCTCCTACCGATACTATTGTAGATCTAGGTAAAATTGGTCCCACTGGACAGTGCGTTGATAAGTCTGGTTGGTATGACTATACTAATGATGCTCAACAGGATTATGATGAAGATAGTGGTGGATGGTCTGAGTTCATGTATCGCCAACAGAGGGACTCTAGTGGTGCTAGTACTGAAGGTCCACCTAATATTAATGGTTGGGGATGGCCTGATAATGTAGACGTATTAGATAACGAAGCACTATTCGAGTGGAGTTACGGTCTGAGTGGTGCTGTAAAGGGTGCCATACCTCGCTATTTGGGATTCGAGGATATGTATGACTCCCAGTTTGTATTTTACCTTTATGATACTACTAACCCTTGGAATGGTCCTATATTCTCTACTCAGTATATCCTAAGTAATGCTCAGTGTTGTCCTAACACTACCGACCCTGAAGGATGCCCTCATTGTGCTCCTGTATGGTCGTATCATTCACACTTCTATGAGATTAATGCAGATGTGTGGAATACTACTAAGACTAAACTATCAATACATGACCAGAGTAGCGTTGGTGTAAATGAATCCTTCTGGACTATTGATACTGAGACACATATGATATTCTTCCGTTACACCACTAGGACTGGTGACTTTAATAGCGGAGAGAAGATCAATGGATGGGATATAGTTAACTGTTATTACTTCGGAGATGAGCTCAAGTGTGGAATAATGGAGCTCACTTGGGATAACAGTAATGATAATAAGTGGTATGTTAACCCTGCTTGTATGGCGTGGCGTATTACTAGCACGGCAGGTGCAGAGGTAACTAACTCAAAAGCAGAAAAAGGTGCGTGGGTTGAGATAGGTACACCTACTAATACCGCAGTACCATGGTCACAGCACATGAAGGACTACGGAATATACACTAGTAAACCTGCTGATGACGTAATAGATCCGCATATTGGTGTATGGCAAATACATACTGCCTCATTCACTATCGCAACTGCGGGTGACTATTCACTCAGAATAGAGTCTGATAACTATGGATACATCAAGATTACGGATTCTGGTAATACTGTCCTCATGGATAGAGCAGTTACATACCTAGGTGGTATGGGAAAAGAGACTATACCTATGACACTTGGTCCAGGTACTTACACTATAGAGACTAGAGTGCAGAATATAGACAGAGTAGTAGATCCTCCTATATTCACTTATCAAGAGCAATTCACTTCAACTGATGATGGTACAGCAGAGGTATTAGCTGGATACGGTATACCTAATAAGTCTGCATTCTGTGGTACATACGAATTCCCTAAGAAGATCTCCTACTGGAAAGTTGAGATCGATCCTAAGGCGTTGATACCGCACCGCAAGATGGATGAGGCAAAACTAGAAGCGGTAGTAGGAGATGATGGTACTATAACTGATGTGGTTGTTATTAACGGTGGTTGTGGGTACGTAGATCCCCTTATCAAAGTAATGGATCCACGGGCGATGGACAGTTTCTCCTCTAATGATACAGCAGAGTTTATGGAAGATAGACTCACAATGGATCCTGATTACAATAAGGCAATTGGAGATCCGATAAAAGATGAGGGATATCAACTAAGAGAGGTGCAGAGTGCTGGTCGTAAGTGGGGCACACTTGACGGTATTGTCAGTGCGGATAAGGATAATGAGTTTATGACTCTTAAGACAGCAGAGGTTGAGATATCACTATTGGATGAGAGAGGTGTAATTAAAGCAGTAAGAGTAGTAGATGGAGGATCAGGATATAATCAGGCGAATATACCCATAGTGCATGTTGTGGATCCTGAGAAGATTAGGTATAGGGGTACGGGTGGTACCGCAGCAGAAGAGCGAGAAGCAATGCACGGAAAGATGGAAGATGCGTGGAATCATAAGTTTGAAAAAGAGGATGCAGTATATTCCTCTGCAAGAGTAGAGCAACCTCAGTATGAAGTAGCTACTATTGGTGAGAGTATGGATGCTGAGAGTATGGGGTATGTTAAGTCTTCTATGGGAATACAACCTCAAGAGGGTCACTTTGGTAACTCACCTAGTAACGTATACGCTGAGGTACCAGACAGTTATATCAGGGCAGCAGCAGATGGTATAGATGATGATGTAACTAAGATATGCATGAATTTACCAGAGTCCTGTATTGATGTTAATGCTAGGGGTATGATTGCTAATGGTGTGCCAGATGGTACACAGTTTGAGGTTATGTCTAGTTTAGACAATACTAAAGACGGTGGTGGTATTATAGGGTTTGAGCAGAATGTGATGCCTTATGTGTACACTGGTGCACAATCAGTAGATGTATTCGGTGAGAATATGTCTGGACTATACGGTGCGGTTGGTGGTGAGAGGTGTATAACAGTTGCACAACCTAGACTCTATAACATTACTCGTTGGTTTGATATGCCGTGTGCATACCTCTCTGCTAACGAGGAAGGTGAACAAAAAGCATTCGGATGGTTACCGTATAAGTATTGTGCTTCTGAGCAGAAGGAAGCATCCTTCAGAGTATCAATGGAAATAGAAGGATATGTAGGCGGTAGTCAAGGACCAGCATTTATGGAATTCCTCAGGAATATGCCAGTGCCTTTCCTACAGCAGAAGAGAGATATACCAGGTAACTCTGGAGAGAGGACATGGGCGTGTAAGAGGAGTAGTATAGATGGTAGATGTTACAGAGATCCTCAGGATGCTGGTAATATAGTCTTTGTTCCTGTCGGGTTAGATGAAAACACTTACGACTACAATAGATCTCAGTATACAGAAGTAGAGCAATTGCAGATGTGGGCTGGGTCTAATATCACTGCTTCATCAGCAGTGCAGACATGGTTAGGTCACCCTACGGCAGGAGATCCAGCAGGTACACCTCACTCTGTAGATTATACTGCTATCAGTGTAGCTACTTGCACTAATGGAGTACCTCCTAATGAATGTTGGGATACTTATGTGCGTAACATAACTGCTAATGATGGACCTCTTAGTGTATACTGTGGATATGATGCTAATGGTAATCCTATAGCAGGTCAAACCTTCTGTCAGACCAGTGAGTTATATGATTCCTGTGTAGCACTAGATAAAGTTATGGATGCGTCTATTGCAATACCACCGAATAGGATTATAGAGAGTGAATCTAACGCTAGGTTGATTATGGGAACATATAATGGTACCATGGTAGTAAGAAACTACCTCACTGGTGGAGTTATAGCCCTGGGTAGGGCGTTGCGTAACTACGGTAATCCATTCTTTGATGAGTGTAGTGAAGAAGGATCTTGGACAGATGGACAAGAAGTCAACGATATCATAGAACCTAGAAGATAATGGCATTTGGATACCTATTACCAGTTTCATCTCTAAACGGACTACCTTGTAGTGGTCATGGATTGTGTTTACCATCCACTGTGCACTCTGTACAGGCGTGTGGCACCCCTCCTATCCCCTACAGCATAGTCATTAAAGAGTTTACCTGTTGGTGGCCTCCTCAACCCTTAATTCCTATATTCCCTGTTACTCCTTATAGAGCAACTGTGCAGGTGAATAGGATTCCTATCATGTTATTGGGTGATACCTTTACACCACATATAGCGGTATGTACTAATATTGTTGTGTACATGTGTCCTTGTGGTAAAGCAATGTGTCCAACGCCAACTCCAATCCCTTGCAGTGTCCTTACAATCGAAGATGGAGGTGGTGTGGGGCATACTAGGATTGTTATGGCAACAACTTTAACAGTATTTGCTCTGAAATTGCCTATTGCAAGGATATTAGATCCACTAGGAGTAGGATTTCCTGGTTGGAGTTACCCTTGTTCATCTGTGGTTGCCTGGGGGCATGCAACTGTGCTATCATCATAGTAGTTTATTAACCAAAAATGGCATTATACGGTTCAAATGGAGATTATGTTGCTCCACCAGCAAAGAAAACGAGACAAGGAAACTCGAAAAACACAAAAATTGCTGCCACTTCACGTAACGCAGCTAAGAAAAGGTATAGGGGTCAAGGAAAATAGTCGGGAAACCCTATAAATAAAAGATATTAGCTAAATATCTTGGTAATAGTAGTCAAAAATGGCTTCTTATAGGTTCAGATCGGAAAAATATGTCTCCAGGGGATTTAAAGACTTAGCAGTCTCATTTAATTCTAATCCTAATACTGGAGATTTTGGTGTGGTTAAGAATGAAAACGCTATCAAACAGTCTGTTCGTAATTTAATTATGACAATGTTTGGTGAAAGACCCTTCCAACGTAGCATTGGATCTAAAGTTAAGGCACTTTTGTTTGAACCATGGGATCCATTTGCAGTGGATACTATTAAAAGTGAAATTTATAACTGTCTAACAAGACTTGAACCCCGTATTAAAGTAACTGGGGTCCAACTTCGTGATGATTCTGAGGTTAATTCCGTGCAAATAGGTATAGATTATACCATTGTAGGTGAATCAGAAACCCAAAACGTCGAATTTCTCCTAGAGAGAGCATAAAATGGCAGCAATTCCTTCACAATTAACGTCCTTAGACTTCTTTGAGATCAAAGAATCCATCAAATCGTACCTTCGGACTAGAAAAGAGTTTACCGATTACGATTTTGAGGGTAGCTCAAGCTCATATCTGATCGATATACTAGCATATAACACATATTATACTGCCTTTAACGCTAACATGGCGTTGAATGAAGCATTTTTAGAGACTGCAACGGTCAGAGATAACATTGTAAGGATCGCAAAGCAGTTAAATTACACTCCAAGGTCAATAAAAGCACCTAGAGCAGGTGTAAAGTTGGTTGCACAGACAACAGTTGGTCTAAATGGCACCACTTTCCCAGAATTTGCCACTGTTAGGAAGGGTGATGTCTTTGTTGCAGACAATGAAAACGATAGTTATACCTTTGCACTCACTCAAGACGTTCAAGTATCAGTAGATCCTTCTACTGGACAGGCAATTTTTGAGTGTATCCCTGTTTATCAAGGTAATTTACTTACTGCAAACTATACAGTTGACTATACTAGGAAACAAGACTTCATTATTCCTGATGAAAACGTAGATACTGGTCTTTTAACCGTAGATATCTCTCCAAGTGCTCAATCATCAGAGACTGATACCTATAGTCTTGCTGCAAACGTCACAAATGCCAATGCAACTTCCAGAATTTACTACTTGGAAGAGACAGATGACATGAGATACCGTCTTGTTTTCGGAGATGGGTCAATTGGACGTAAATTAATTGATGGTGAATACATCAGAATCACATATGTGACCACTGATGGGGTTGAAGCTAACGGTGCAAGAGGTTTTGACTTCGTTGGTCAGGTTGTTGACAGTGATGCAAGGGTTATTTCACCCAATGCTATAAAGTTAACTACTAAAGACCATGCTCAAGACGGTGAAGACCGTGAAACATCACTCTCAGTCAAGTTTAGAGCACCTAGAGCGTATGCAACTCAGAATAGAGCAGTCACTGAGAATGACTATGAGCATATAGTCTCTGAAATATACCCCCAGGCAGCGTCTGTGACCGCCTACGGAGGCGAGAAACTGACTCCCCCTGTATATGGTAAGGTTTATGTTGCAATTAGACCAAAAACAGGAAATAAACTCAACGCAACTACAAAACAAAAGATTAAAAAGGACTTATTGAAGTATTCTATTGCTTCAATCGATCCTGTTATCATTGATCCTACAAGTTTCTACATTATTCCGAAATCTTACGTTTATTATAACGGAAATGACACTAATTTAACTGGATCTCAACTCGGTACTAAGATTTTACAAGGAATTGACCAGTGGAATAAGGCAGGTATCAATAATCGCTTCAATGGACGCATAGATGGGTCTAAATTTGGTTCGATGGTTGATAGTAGCGATCCTAGCATCTCTGGTAACGTCACTCAAATGACTTTAGGTCAAAATCTTGACCAATTCACCTTTGGTAACGTGTTTACTCAGTGTTTAGACTTCGGTAACCCACTTTATGACCCTTCAAACTTCGCAGGTAGTCCAAAAGACGATGATGGAGGTGGTGATGACGATGGAGATGGAGATGGAGGCACTAGTAAGTGTAAACCATCCTTCTCAACAGTAAAATCAGGCACATTCTATGCAACTGGTTATACTGAAGACCTAGTTAACCTAACTTTGACCGATGGAGCGACTGCTGTGGCAGTTTCTTCTCCTGGATTGTCAACAAATCAAACTAATCAGGTTTTGGTTCCTGTAAATATAAGAGATGACGGTCAGGGTAACCTAATTCTTGTTACAACAAGGGATGAAACCGAATTAACATTAAATCCGTCCGTTGGAAGTGTCGATTATGCAAATGGTAACGTTTGTGTAGGTCCGATAGCGATCCAAGGCACTCCAGATGACACTGAGAGATTGCCTATCCAGGTTTTACCTGCTGGTGGGTCAATTGCGGTACCACCTGGCGTAGATCCATCGGTCTTTAACCCCACAGTCAATCCAATTGACTACACAATCAATGATGTAGCAATCCCCACCTTCGATCCTAATAACTTTAATGGTTATAATTTTGGTGACCTAGGGGGTATAAATATCATTGACTATCCAAGTGACTCATTCACTTATCCAGTTAGCGATTCCTGTTTCTAAGATAGATGCCGATTACGAAGAATATTAACGTCTCTGATAGGGTCGAAAATCAGTTACCTGAGTTTATTCGTCAGGAAGACAGACAATTAGTCAACTTCTTGTTTGAATATTATAAGTCTCAGGAAAAAACAGGTAGACCGTACGATATACTCAACAATTTACTGAGATATCTTGATCTTGATAGTTACACCTCTGAAGAGTTATCAAGTTCAACTAAACTGCTGAACGAAATTGGTTTATATGACAAAAAGATAGAAGTTGAGGAAATAGACGGATTCCAGCGTCAGAATGGATCCTTGATGATCGATAATGAGGTAATTTACTACGAATCGGTTACTCGTGGTCCTGATGTCATCATTACTCCAGGAATTTCCTTTCCACAGTTTAATAAGAAGAAGCAACAGCTAGAAAACCCCTTTACACTGTTTGATGGTGTTGAAAACAACTTTCAACTAAGCTTTTTAGGTACTCCAGTCGCTCCTCCTTCAGCAGAGCACTTAATTGTGATTACCTACAACACAATGTTGGTGCCAGACGTAGATTACTTCATTGAAGGGTTTAATATACGTTTTGATAGTCCACCTAGAGATAGAACTGGTGCAGATGATTCAGAATTCACTAGATTAACATATTTGGTCGGATATTCCGATCAAACCATCACTGTAACGGATTCTATTCCATATCAGGAGTGGCAAAACACAAAAGAGTATCCATTACGAGTAAATGGAAGTTCATACACCCCAACTTCCGAAATTGGACTAATAATTAATAAAAATGGTCGTTTACAAGTCCCTTATGAGGATTTTACCGTTTTTGAAGATAGAGTTGTTTTCAAAAATGAAATTGGAGCTGCTGATGCTATCCATATTAGGTCTGTTGAATATATTGCTCCTTCTTACGGTTCAGGAGCAACCGCAATTGCTAAGGTTGCTAATGATGGCACAATTGGGGCATTAATCCCTAAAGATGGTGGATCTAAGTACAGATTAGACTTTGCACCCAAAGTTACCATCACAAGTAACGATGGTAGAGGTTCAACTGCCAGATCTTTGATTGGTGGTATTAAAGACATCAATTTAATCGATGGTGGTCAAGGATACAATTCATATAACCCTCCAATCCCAATTGTAGCGTCTCCAAACGATCCTAATGGAACTGCTGCACAAATAAGTCTTACAGTTAACGATACTACTGGAATGGTCGATAGTTTGACCATTACTAACAGTGGTAGCGGTTATGACTTCATTCCAGCGATCTCATTTAAGAATCCTGGTGGAGCAATCATAACTCAACCAACAATTGACAGTGAAGGACGTGTTAACGTTGATACTATCACTGTTTCTACTATGGGTAGTGGATATAGTAATCCCCCTCTTGTTTATATCGATCAAGCACCTGATGGTGGTATTAATGCTCAAGCAATCGCTAAAATCAACCAGGATGGGCAAGTTTACGAAATTCAGATTACCAACCGTGGTAGAGGGTATCTGACCCCTCCTAGGACTAAAATAATCGATCCTATCGGTGCTCAGGTCTTAGACGTTACTGTAGCATCTGGATCAGTCACAAATATCGAAATGTTGACTGGTGGACAGGGATATACCGATGCACCTTCAGTTTATATTGTAGATGACAGAAAAGATGGATATGGAGTGCCAATTGGAGGTACAGGTGCTTTAGCACAAGCAACTATCTTTAATGGCGAAATAACAGACATTAATATCATTAATTTTGGTACTGGTTACTCTGAGACAGAACCTCCCAAGATATACATCGCAGAACCTCGTGCAGCAAGAGCATCGGTAGATGTTGGGTTTGATCAGGTTACTGGATTTGCTATTATCGAAGAAGGAGCAAATTACTCTCCTAGTGCGTTTTTAGGATGTGCTAGAGGTGTATCTGGTCCTGTAGCTTACGATAACCTTCATAATGAGATATATGCTGGTGAAGCTGCTCTAAGACAATCAAATCACCCAGCAGGGTCTTATGTAACCAATTTAGACTCTTTATTCATTAAAGAAGTCTTTGATAAGTTTAGAAGGCAGTATTTGCCTACTTTGGATATTGATTTTTCCAAAGTTAACCCAGTACAGGTAATTAAGAATATTACCGACTTCTATATCTCCAAAGGAACCAAATTAGCAACTCAATACCTCTTTAAGATTCTATTTGGTGAAGATGTTGATCTTTACTATCCAAAAGACGAAATTATAAGTCCATCTCATGCTACTTGGGTTGTAGACACTATTTTACGTGCTGAGTTAATAGAAGGTGATGCTGCAAACCTTATTGATTCTCAAATCAACCAATATGCTGATGAAGTAGACACTAGTGTTACCAATGCATCTGCGTTGATTGAAAACGTCATTACCATTATTGAAGGTACTGATACCATCTATGAATTAGCAATATCCGAAGAAACCTTAGTTGGTAAGTTTATTATTCCATATAAGACTCGTCTTGTTGAGCCTCTTAGTCTAGACGGTCAAATCCTAACAGTTGACAGTACTATTGGATGGCCCGAGAGAAACGGTACTATAAGGGTCAATGATGAGGAAGAAGTCCAGTATAAGGAGAAGTCCCTAAACCAGTTCATAGAGTGTACTAGGTCTAAGAATGGAGTCGTTGAAGATTGGGATCCTGGTACCATAGTCCAGTCAGACATCTATGTTTACGTTAATAGAGGTACTTCAACAGAATGTAAGTTAAGAGTGTTAGGTATCGCTGAAGCAGGTACTACAGTTCTTAATGATACTGGGTCATATTACCTTCAAGGAGATAAACTAAAGGTAGCAAACCTTGGATCTACTGCTGAAGAATTAAGACTTCAATCTTGGTTATACAACGTTAAGAAACTGATTCAGGTTAATAACATTACTCCTGGTGGTGTTAATAACCAGACTGCTACTGTAGTTTGTGATAACCCTCACGGTCTACTAGTTTCTGACCAAGTTACAATATACGGTGCTAACCCTGTTGTATACAACGGCACATTCACTGTAACATCAAGAATTGATCAGTTTACATTCTCATATGTAATAGCAGTACCAACGGAGATAGTACCTGGTGGTAATATCTTATTATCAGTTGACCTCAACAGAGGTAAATCTGATATCACATCCATTAATAAGGTTGTAAGTGAATTTACTACTAATATACAGAATGCATTCTTCAACGATAACTATGTTTATGTTGCTGCTTCTGGTCTACCCAATTATAAGATTGGTCCTTTCACTGGGTCTGCTCTCATCCCAGGAAACCAAAGAAAACTCTTAAGATTCCCCAGACTAGTCCAGACAATCTCAGAACGTAAGACAGTTGATCCAGGAACACCTATCGGTGCTTGGATTAACGGTGTTTCTATATGGTCTTACAAATCAAGAGAATTTATCCAATATGGTCCTTTAACATCTATCACTGTCACCAATTCAGGTATAGACTATGATGCTGGTGCTAAACCTAATGTAGAGATTACAGGTGGTGGAGGAACAGGTGCTACTGCTGAGGTTATCGTTAATGGTAGTTTAGACTCCTTTGAGGTAACTGAGGGTGGATCTGGATATACATTCTCACCACTAGTTTCTATTGTTGGTGGTAATGGTAGCGGTGCTACTGCACAGGCAGTTATTACTGGTGGTAGAGTAACAAGAATTCTAGTAGAGCAACCAGGTAAAAATTATACTACTCAACCCCTAGTGTCTATCACAGGTGGTGGCGGTAGCGGGGCAACTGCAACTGCTAACGTTAGAGGTACTATTCAGAGTGTTAACGTAACAAACTTTGGTAGTGGTTATACTTCACTTCCTTCTATTAAGGTTAACTCTGGTGAAGGTGCTCTAGCACAACCAATCGTTATTAATGGCAGAATAGTTTCTATCGCTATTATTAACTCTGGTGAATCATATACAACTGCACCTACTGTAATCATTAATGGTGATGGTTTCGGTGCTATTGCTAAAGCAACTATTGGCACGATTGGAGAAGACAAAGGTCGTGTATTAGGAATAACTATCACCAACAAGGGTATTGGGTATACACAAGGTTTAACCACCGTTAGACTCGAAGCAGTGGGTCAATTAGCGACCTTTACACCTACTGTGTATCAGTGGAATAAGAACCTTGAATATGATCTTGACACTAAATTTGATAATGCAAGAGGTTATGTATTCACTGGATATAACAACCAGTTTGGTGGTGAATATGCTCACCTATCAGATCCTAAGGAATTGAGATATGTTGTTGGTGACAACGTATTCCTAGATCCTGTAACACAGACATTTAAAGAATTAGAATCTAACTATCAACACTCACCTATTATTGGTTGGGCGTTTGATGGTAACCCAATATATGGTCCTTATGGATACATTGATCCTACTGATGCAAATAGTGGTATCAGAAGGATGCGTACTTCCTTTAAATTAAAGACAAACGTTGTATATGATGAGATAACCAATCCTGACCCTGCTAGGGTAGATGGTCCTCCTATTTCAACATACCCTGCTGGTACCTTTGTTGATGACTACTATTATGATTTCCAGTCTGGTGACCTAGACAATTATAATGGTCGTTTCTGTAAGACACCAGATTATCCAGATGGCACATATGCTTACTTTGTAACTATAGACGCTAGTGAATCAGGTCTTCCAGAATATCCATACATTTGTGGTCCTCAGTTTAACTCACTTCCAGATGACTGGAACTTCTCTCAGATAGCAACACAGGAGAATATTCCTGATGGTGTTGTCCGTTATAGAGATCCATATACTGATGTTGATATCGATGTAGATCGTCAACCAAACCAAGAGGCAGATGTCTTTACTACTGAGATTGAAGGTTATCCTATAATCTTTGAAATACAAGACTCTAATAATGATGGTTTGATTGATGCTAATGAGCAGCAAGAATTACTAGAGATGTCTGAAGAGGCAACTCTACAAATCTATGATTACTTCCCTAAAGTATCAGAAGAGTCTAGAGTTGATATAGAAGTTGAGACAACTACACAGTTTGAGAATGCTCAGATAGATGGATTCGTTGTTGAGAACCCAGGTGAGTCTTATCAGGTCAATGATACCGTATTCTTCGATAATGAAGGTACTGGTGGATTTGGTGCATCTGCTCTTATTGAATCTGTACAAGGTCAAAGAATTATTGGTTATCAGAAAGAGATAATTGGTGACCGTCCTTACGGTGTAATTACCACTGCTGAAGGTCATGAATTAAGACAGCAAGATGAGATCATTGTAAACTCCCGTCCTGTTATCGATAATACCAGTAAGATCTACAGAATGAAGGTTGTTGCTGGTGTTGAAAGAATTGATATTACTCAAGCAGGTACTGGATATAATCTTGACATTCCACCTACATTTGAATTGATTACTGCATCTGGTCAAGATGCTGAGTTATCTCTACAACTAGAAGGTACTGGTCAGATCAATGCTGTTAATATCATTAACTCTGGTAATGGATATGACGATGATAATCCTCCACAGATTAGAGTATCTCATCCACAGCAATTTAAGAAAACTCGTTATTGGTTAACTGAATATAAGGAAGCAGCTGGTCAAGTTACTATACATCACTCAATAACTACTGCACAACGTTATACTTACATTTGTGGTAGTGTGCTTGAGGCAGATGGTGATCAAGCAGCAATTCTTGCTAAATTTGATGACCTAGGCCAGCTTATCTGGGAAAGAGACTTAATCCCTGTTAATGGTGGTACTAAGAAGGCAGAATTCGTCAAGATGCATATTGATGATGCTCCTGAGAATGATATCATATATGTTGTTGGTCAAAGTTATGATCCTAACAATTCACAGTATAATCCTGATGTTTGGTTAGGTAAGTATGAATCAGGGTTTAATAATGCAAATGCACCTGATGGTGTCTTACTATGGCAGAAGTCAATTGCAGGTATCTCAGGTCTTTCTAGAAGGGACTGGGTAACAGGAATAGACCTAGACCAAGATGGTCGTATTTACCTTTGTGGTTATACTGATAGTAACTCACCTGATCCTAACGATATGTGGGTTATTCAGTGTAGTATTGATGGTGACCTTGTAGAAAAACGTAAACTTGCTTCTGCTGATGATTCAGAAGAAATGCATCAAATTAAGTGGATCTCAGATGATAGATTCATGTTTGTTGGTGTAAATGACCAAAACGATGACTGTATCTTCGGTGTATTCTTCTATGATGGTGCAAACATTGAAATTGACTGGATTAGGCAAATTCCTACAGTTGGTGGATATGTAAGAGACCCAAGATTTATTATTGACAATTATAATGATGTTGTACTGATTTGGAACGTTTATAACTCTGCTACTTCCAAATGGGAGAAAATACAGATTAATAAGTTCCCAGTTGCAACTGCTAACACTGCATGGACTTGGAGTAAGACAGTTACTATTTCTGGTAATGTAGATTCCATCAAACACGCTGGAATCAGTTTAGACGTGTTTGGTAACTATACATTAGTAACTGATATTATAGAATCTCAAAATCAAAGATATTCAGTAATTCATTACCTCAAGTATGATGGTACTGTAATTAAAGAGACTAAAGTTGATGATACTGCTAATATTGGATTCCAGACTAAGTGGCATACTGTTGACAACTCTGGAGACTGTATTCTTGCTGTAGATCGTAGACAATCAGATCAGATAGCATCATATCGTTTTAATAACGATACTGCTAGAGATGAGGATACTACTAAGCAGAATTTATCAACAATGGCATTCCATACTACTGCGAATGCATGGGTTGATACATCTATTCAAAAGTTTGGTGTTGGATCACTTAAGTTAAGTGGTATCTGCCCCTTTAAACTTCCTGCTTTAAATCTTACTGGTAAGGAGTGGAGTTATAGAGCATGGTTCTCTATGGCAACTGCTCAACAGACTGCACAGAATACTAAACCATTATTCTTTGATATAACACCTGTTGCTGGTGATAGTATACAAGTAGAATTGGATGGTGATAGCACTAGTGGTAACTATGAGAAGTTTGTTATTTACGTTAACTCAGTAGAAGTTGCTTCTTCTCCTGTTGCTACTAACTGGACTACATTTGGTGGTGCTGCATGGTGTCATGTAACTTTCCAGAAGAGAGAAGAGTCTCTTGGATTGTATCAGTATGAGATATTCTTAAATGGAAACCTAGTCTGTAACTATCAGTCTACATCTGATATTAGCGTTGCTGATGCAACCTTTGCTGGTAAGTATTCTGGTCCTAATTCAGGTAATTCATTCATTGGTTGGATAGATGATCTTGTAGTTGATGATATTGCACCATATACTACTGCATATACTTTACCAGGAGAAGAGATTCCTGTTACTACATCTATTTCAGATTCTGCTTTAATCAAGTTTGATAGACTCCATGATAAGAGAGCATCTTATACTCTTACTGGAGTATCTAAGTGGTCAACTATAGAGTTTACTGATATTGAAACTCCTACTACTTGGGCTGATCTGAACATATCTGCATTTAGTCCTTGGGATCTAGGTGCTGGTGGTCTTCAGATCTTGGATATGTCACAGGTTGCTGCAACCTTTATACCTGGCACATATTCATTTACTACAACTAAGTCTGAGTATGCAACTAAGACTTCTACAGTTCCATCACCACTAGGTAAGACATTAGAGATTAGTGCTGACGTAATTAGTAAGTTCTATATTCGTGATGCTCTATATCAGAAGATTGATAATGTCCTTGAGTTTACATTTAACCAAGATGTTAAGTTAACTAAGGGTGCTATCATACAACAATTTAATAGTGCTGGAGTTACTCAAGCATACGGCACAATCGTAAAAGTACCTGAGGGCACTTTACTTAATCCTGGATTCGGCAATAAGTATCAAGTCGGTAAAATGTATGGTACATTTAACGATGATGACAGGTTTAGAACTGACGTTGCTGATGTAAACCAAATAGCAGGTCAATATTTCAATATTGATGAACCAGAGAGTCCTTGGCAAGCTGCTACAGTATATGCTCAAGGAGATAGAGTATACTATGATAAGAAGATATATGAAGCACTAGGTGCTGGTACATCTGGTACAATTCCACCAACTCATACTGCTGGTCAAGCAAGTGATGGTAATATAAACTGGGTATTCATTGATGATGCAGGTAAGTTTACTCTTGACCTAACACAACATCCATATCCAATGCCACAATATCAGGGTGGTGATATGCCTGAGTGGGACAACAACCTATTATATGTTGTTGGTCAGAGAGTAAGACATAAGTTAAATGTATATGAGGTAGCAAGTGGTGGTGCTGGTGTATCTGGTACAACTGCTCCAGTTCATACTACTGGTGATGCTTCTGATGGAAGTGTAACTTGGACATTTATATCAACCTCTGAGCCTATCAGTGATTACGCTAGAAACCTAGGATATGACTTAGGTAACAACTATACAGTACAGATTATAGAGATACATCCTGGTTCACTATACATCCCAGAAGATGTTATTAGTGTTAATGCTGGTAATATAACTGTTGCTGAAGATGAGAAGAGTGTAGTTGTTGGTGGATTAGCATCTGTTAAGAAGATTCGTGTTACAGCACGTTTAGAGAAAGATATTATTAGGACTGCAACTGCTCGTACCAAGTACGTTTATTGCACATCAAATAGTGCTCATAACTTTGATGCTGGTAGTATTATCTTTACTGAAGGATTCACTGGTACACAGTTTAATGGATCATTCTTTATTGATCAGGTAATTGGATCTAGAGAGTATACATTTGGTATTAGAGATGTTGCTGTAAGTGACCCTGCATTTAATAACAATGCTATTAATAGTGTTAACATCTATGCCAAGCATCCAACATTAGAATTTACTAGAAATCATCAGTATGTCTTTGATGTATCTGATACTTCTAACTTCGGTTATTACCTATCATTCTCTCAGGATAACCAATACAAACTAGAATATTCATTTAACAATATTGAGAGATCTGGCACACCAGGTGTTCCTTTAGGTGCTGGTCAATATCCGTTTGTTAAATTCTCTGTATTAGGTGATGTAACTAATATCTCTTACTACTTCGATCCATCCAGGACTGGCACTGACTCTCCTGTTGGACCTCTATCCTTCATTGATGTTATTACTACTCCATTTGAAGGCACATTTGCTGTTACCGAAGTACCAACAGATACTAGTTTTAAATTCCAATTATTAAAAGAGCCAGAGAGAAACAACGCTGAAGTTGGCACTGATGAATTTGATCAAGTCTATTCATACTATTCAACTACTTCCACAAGAGCAGTTGGACCTATCAATACAATTCAATTGGTTTCTCCAGGTGGATTCTATCAGAAGTTACCTATCATTAGTGATATTGCATCCTTCAGACAAGTTGAGAAGGTTGTAATTCTTGATGGAGGTACTGAGTATGCTCCAGGTGTTTACTATGACGTACCAATTGCTGGAGACGGTGAAGGTGGTAAAGTAACTATTACTGTTGAAGTTGATGATGAGGTTGGATCAGGTACTCTTACTAATGCTCAAGTAGCAGACCCAGGTAAAGGATATACTATTGCATCTGTTGATATTGATGCTATTCCTGGAATCTTAGGTCAGACACTTGCAGGTTCTGGTGGTGCTGTTAGTGTTGTTATTCCTGCTGAAGGTACTGGTGCATCTGTATTCTTAACAGGTAATAATATTGGTAAGATTAAGAGACTGAAAAATAATGAATTTGGTTTCGGTTACTCACATGACTATACCTTAAAACCAGAGATTACATTCCCTGTTAACCTACAACTCTTTAATACATCAATACTAAGTCAGATTAAGATAACCAACCCAGGTGCTGGTTATACTTCAACTCCTGCTGTTGTAATTGAAGGTGGTGGTGGATCTGGTGCTGAGGCAGAAGCA